GCATCCGCAAAATCCACTTTGCACTTCCATCATTTGAGCAGTAACAATATTATTCCAGCAAGATAAACCAATATCTAATATGTCAAGTTGCACTGGATCACTATCAGCAACATAATAAACCAATACCAATGGTGCCAACATTTGACCATTAATGTGCTGATTTAAATTATTTTGCTGTTGCCATTTAATTGCTTCATCATATGATCTTGGAGATCTTGTTACTAAATCTTCAGAAACATCATTATACTTTACTTGATTTTTTGACATTGTACAAACATAATCGTATAGTCCTACTTTTAATTTTCTATCTTCAATACCATTTTTAATTACTTTAACTTTGTAATTATACCTGTTATTACAAGAAGGAACATTAGTTATAGACTCTAAAATTTTTTGTACTTTATTATCTTCTAAATTTTTAGGAAGAAAAGTTTTAAATGTATGTCTTGTGCTTAATAATTTATCTAGTGATTCCATACAAGTATTTATATGGCGGAGAGGGTGAGATTCGAACTCACGAAAGAGTTGCCCCTTTGCCGGTTTTCAAGACCGGTGCTTTCAACCGCTCAGCCACCTCTCCGTGTATTTAGATCACTACGTAAATTTTTTTATTGTTTGTAATAATCCAAAGCCTGCTATGCCGGCTGTAATCAAATGTTTTAAACAAGGGTCGCTCATTAACCCGTCTAGTAATCCTGCAATTGCGGCATTGGTGATTCTTTGTACTGCACCTGCTAAATTTTTTAAGTCTTGTAAAATCATGTTGGCTAATTGTGTTATAAATCCAATTATACCGGATATTAAATTTAACAGTCCAAGTGCTTGGCTAATAAAACCTAAAATTTTAGAAAGTATAGCACCACCTCTTGATATTGCACCAAATAAATCATCAATAAAAGCACAAGGTCCTGTACCTACTTGAGCCGCGGCTCCTAGTGATGTATTAAGTGCATTTAATCCTTGCCCAATTGATAACATTTGTCCAACTGGTTTTGGTAATTGTCCACTTGGTAAATGAAATGATTTATGCTTACCAATCATATTAAAAAAATTATTTTGTCCCCAATCATTTTGCTCAACACCACTTTGTATATTTCCATGTCTGTGAAAATCATTCAATATACCATTTACTTGTTGTAATTGATCAACTTCAGCATCATTCATTGGACGACCAAGTTCTGTAACTGTAGCTCTTTCAGATGCATTTGGATTATCCCAACCATGTGGCATAGCATTCATGCCATTCCAACCAACTCCGTTACCATTGTACAATTTATCTTTTATTGCCGCTTCAGTATCGTAGTTTGGATTTTTCCATGCCGTTTGTGTTTGTATTGAATTACCATATAAGTCTGTTGTATCTTTTAAATCAAAGTATCCATTTTGCAAACTTTCTTTTGCAATTGATCCTAAACTTTGTGATACTGCTGTACCATCAAAATTTGAAAATATACTTGACCCATCACCTGGTAAAATTGTTGACATAATTATTCCTTATCCATTTGCTATCACGTTTGGTGATCCTGCATTTACTTTTATACCACAACTATAAGAATCTCCAATTCTACCAACTTGTATATTATTAGCAAACACATTTGGTGATCCTGTTGACAATTGAGTTACGTGTGGAACACAAAGTATATATCCATGTGGCGTATTTGTATCACCTACTCTGTGTACTGGAATATTATTTGCAAACACTGTTGGCGATCCTGTCGCACATGATCCTGCCGCACATGGCGGATGATTAGTATCTGCGTCACCTACTCTTGCTATTTGTGGCATTTCAATTATCCTTTATAGTAGTATTTATTTCTACAAATTAAGTAATAATTGATTCTTTTGGTGGTTGTACTATATTAGATATGCTTTGTGCGTATGCGTCTTTGGCCTGTGTATTTGCTTTTCCTACAGTAATTATTGTATTTTTTTGGAATTCAAACTCACTTTCTTTATCAGCCATAATCATAAATTGTGTCATACCAACACCTTTTGCTGTCATTGCCAATGCCAAAGGTTTTTTTACACGATAAGCAGTATCAGTTTCTTCAATCATAGTAGCAATAACTTCATCACTACCTACTGTTCTAAATACTACAACATCATCTTTGTTTAGTTTTTGTTTTAACATTTTTTCTTTCTTATTATAGTTTAAAGTCTTCAAAAGTTTTATCATCAACGTCTTGTTTTAATCCGCCAATGATGTAACTTTCAACTTCTGTTTCTTGTGGTGCAACTTGCATTCCTGCACTTGATAACCAATGTTGCGTCCACGGTAGTGGGTTTTGTGTAGCAGGAATATCGTAAATTGGATCAAATCCAATTGCTCTTAATCTTTTGTTTGCTGTCCATTCTACATAGTCACTTAATAGCTTTGAATTGAGACCAATAATTGATCCATCCTTCATTAAATGATTTGCCCATGCTTTTTCTTCATCAACAGCATCTTTAAACATTTTAATTACATCATCTTTTGTATCTTTAATAATTTTTAGCATCTGAGGATCATCACCTTTTTGCCAAGCCTTGATTACATGAGTAGTTAAGTTTAAATGTGTTGCTTCATCTCTAGCAATCAACGAAATAATTTTTGCTGACCCTTCCATAAGTTTTAATTCACCAAATGCAAATGTACAAGCAAACGAAACATAGAATCTTAGACCTTCTAAAATATTTACATTTACCATTGCAAGATAAAGTTTTTTCTTAACATCAAGAATGTCACCTTTGCCTTTTACAAAATAATTTTGTGCGGCTTCACCAAATGCATCATAATTCTTAGTAACTGATACTGCACGTTTTAAAATTTCATCGTCATTAACAATTGTATCAAATACTTCAGCAGGATCTGAATATACATTTTTCATAATGTGTGTGTATGAACGTGAATGAATTGTTTCAAAGAAATCCCAAGTAACAATACAACCTTCTAGTTCTGGATTTGATACATAAGGTAAAAACATCAAACTTGGACCACGTCCTTGAACTGAATCAAGTAGTGTTTGGTATTTCAAATTTGAAGTAAAAATATGTTTTTGCTCTGGCCTAAATGTTTGAAAGTCTGCTCTGTCTTTTTGCAAACTCACTTCTTCAGGCCTCCAAAAATAACCCAACATAGTTTGATTTAACTTATCAAACTGTGGATACTTAAATACGTCATATCTTTGCACATTTTGATCTTTACCAAAAAACATTGGTTCTTTTGTAAAGTCTATGTCGTCTCTATTAAATACTGTTTTCATAATCCTATTATACACTCTTTCGTTGTGTTGTCAATACTTATCCTAAATTATCTAAATTGTACATGAATCACAATATTCTTCGTACTCTTCATCTGTACCTTGGAACTCTTTTCTGTCCATTGGTTGTTGCTTTAATGCTTCATCTACTGTTAATGTATTTTCATTATCAGTAATGTTAGGCTCTTCGCCTTTAAAATCATATGTGTTTTGATAATATGATGTTTTCCAACCCATCTTGTAAGTTGTTAAAAAGTCTTTAGTTAACACACTCATAGGTACTTCATTGTTATCAAAGTGAGTTGGATTATAACTCCAATTACCACTAATTGCTTGGTCAAAATATTTCTGCATCACAGCAACAATATTAATATATCCTTCGTTACTTGGCATATCCCATAGTAAAGTGTAGTAATCTTTTAATGTTTTATACTGTGGAACTATCTGCTTTAATGGTCCTTTTTTAGACTTTTTAACTGACAAATAATCTCTTGGTGGTTCAATTCCATTTGTTGCGTTACCTACAACACTTGAAGATTCACTAGGCATTTGTGCTGACAATGTAGAATGTCTCATACCATGTTCAACAACTTCTTTACGTAATTTTTCCCAGTTTAATTTTAGTTTTGTTCCAACAATTTCATCTACATCTTTTTTGTAAGTATCAATTGGTAAAATACCTTTTGAGTATTTTGTTTTCTTAAAGTAATCACAAGCACCTTTTTCTTTGGCTAATTCAACACTTGCTTTAATTAATGAATATTGAAATGCTTCTGTTAATTCATTTACAAGTTTCCATGATTGTTTATCTTCAAATTTG